TCTAATTCAATTGACTGGTCGTGACAACTATACATTCTTCGCTGGCTCACTTGGTATATCCGTAGAGGAAGCCTCGGAGTACCTGCAAACATTTGAAGGCGCTGCACAGTCCGCATGCTGGTTCTGGGAAACGAACGGTCTCAATCAGTGGGCTGATAGAGGTGACATTGTCACGTTAACGAAACGTATTAATGGTGGTACGATTGGTCTCGAGGACCGCATCAAACACTACGAGCATGCGTTACACGTTTTGGGTGCACACTAATGAACAGCGATTTAAAGTTAATCAAATTTTTGGTACTGCTTTTAGCATTGCCTATTGGTCTTGCATTCTTTGGTGGTGATCGTTTTAGATATCCCTGCCAAGACCCGCAAAACTGGGATAAAGCAATTTGTCAAAAACCACAATGTGATGTGACAAGGACCTGTCCGGAGCACGTCTTTAAAGGTCAAAGAGATCCACGTCTTGGTCCACCGCCAGATCAACTACCGATAGGTGCCCCAACACCAGCACAACCAGGAGTAACTTGCAAATGAGTATGTTAGATATGTTTAAACCAGCTCCTTCGGAGCCACAGCCAGTGTTCTTCTATTCTGAAGAGCAACTGATGGCGCGGTTAAAGTTCTTTATTGGTGTTTGTCTTGCATTGACTTTGACCGGTATTGTCTTTGTTGTGTTGTATTCGATTATCTTCGTCACACAACCACTCAACGCTATCTCTCCCATCGATCAAAAGTTTTTTGAACTGATTGTTCCCATTGCAACGTTTCTAACAGGTACTCTTTCAGGCATTATGCTTGCAGGTACTTCTAAAGAAGACAAAGAAGCAATGCTCGCAGCACAGAAGCAAGCTGAGTCTAACTTTGCCGAGACAAAGAAAGCAATATCAGCACCTCCACCTCCTCCACCCGTTGAACGCAGAGAACCTGGTTTCAGTGGTATGCCCGGAGCCGGTGCAGTAGCTGCGCAGCCAGTTCCTGGATACGGTGGTAAATTAGCACCTCCTCCAGCACCACAGCCAGAGATCTGATATGTGGGTTTCAACTCTCCTTGAAGACGGTCACAACAAATCAATGAGCAGCAAGCGTGTTGTGACGCTTCTTGCTTTTATGATGTGTTGTTGGGGGTTCGTAGCCGACGCGTACGGCTACGACATTAACCCGGACATCTTCGATGCCATGATGTACATTGTCGTGGCAGGACTCGGTTTGACCGCGTCCGAGAAATTTGCACCGCTAAATAGCAAATCGAAAACTAACCAGGGGATACTATGAAAAAAATAGCTGCATTACTGTTGACTTCTTTCCTTTCTTTGGGTATGGTACTGCCTGTGCAGGCGGGAGCATCTGGAGCAGAGACTAAGAAGGTTTGCGTCGACGTCAAGGACAAAGAGGGCAAGGTTGTTAAGAACAAAGACGGTTCTGTAAAACAAAATTGCAAAGAGATGAAAGTTCATCAGAAACTAGAAGGTACAAAGGTTCCGGAGAAAAAATGATGGAAACTTTCGATACCGGAGCAAGGATTGCTGTTTTGGAAAATGAATTAAAAAACATTGTATCCGAACTAAAGGAACACCGTAAAGATTCGCGTGATCAACACTATCAAATGATGGAGAAGATCACCGAGCTGGATAAACGCCTTCAAGTCATTGAGCGGTGGCGTTGGATGATTGTCGGCGGTGCAATTGCTCTCGGCTACTTCATTTCACAATTTGTAAAATAATAGTTGACTTGTTCAACTTAAGCCCCTATAATCGATGAGATTGTAGGGGTTTTTTAATTATGCTATGGATTGATTTAAAATACATTGGTGGTCTCGCCACTCGCCTCTCGATGTTTGCACGAAAGGACGATAACGTATGGAACATGCGTTGTCCGATCTGTGGCGATTCAAGGAAGAGTAAGACGAAGGCTCGAGGGTACATTCTCGGTAAGAGTGGCAGCTATATGTACACGTGCCACAATTGCAATGTTAGCATGCCGTTCAGTAAGTTCCTGGAGACAGTCGATCCGGCGGCAGCAGTTGAGTATCGTAGAGAGAAGTTTCTCGAGAAAAGAGGCAACAGTATTGAGAAGATCGTCGAGCCAGAGCCAGATATCTCAAAGTTCATTACCCCTAAGTTTATCAAATACACCGCTCTTGCTGACCTTCGTAAGATCTCTCAGTTAGAGATCAATCATCCAGCTCGTCGTTATGTTGTCAGTAGGAAGATACCCAACCGTTACCATGCAAAGCTGTTCTACGTTCCTAGGTTTAAGACATGGACGAACAAGCTCAAACCGAACAAGTTTGATCCTGAGAAGATCGGGAAAGATGAACCCAGGCTGTTGATTCCTTTTGTTGATCAGGGTGGTAACTTATTTGGGTATCAGGGCCGAGCATTCGGTGACGTCGAGCCTAGATACATTACGATCATTCTCGATGAGATGAAGCCGAGAGTATACGGACTCGATGCTGTTGATCTGCGTAAGCATGTTAACATTGTAGAGGGACCCATAGACTCAATGTTTGTCACGAACTGTCTTGCAATGGGCGGATCGCATCTCGATAAGACAGTATCATCGTTGGGTTTGCAGCCGGAAAACGTTACAATTATATACGATAACGAGCCGCGCAACAGAGAGATCGTTGCAGCTATTGAAAAGGCTATTAACAACAATTACAACGTGTGTATATGGCCCGACAACCATGAATATAAAGATATCAATGATATGGTGAAGGACGGATATGCTGTTGAGATGATCGATGCGCTGATCAAGAAGTCGACATATCGAGACCTACTGGCAAAAATGAGATTACAACAATGGAAGAAGTGAAGTATGGACAAAGAAATAGACACATCAAAAGAATATGGAACATTCATCAGTGAGTATTACGGCCGTAATAACGGACGAACAGCAACGATAATCCACTCATGGCAGGGATACACCGTTGTATTTTCTGAGAACGGTGAGAAGATAGAACGTCGAGCGCTGTGGGATCACACGAGACAGTATGCTGAGGACGCATGTGAGAACTGGGTTGAAGGGATTATAAAGTGAAAGTAAAGATTATTAGTTATTCAAAACCATCAAAAGAGATTATATCGGAGGGATTGTATGATATCCAAGAGCTCATTGCATTCTGCGCACGTGTCAGCAATCCAGCGAATCAGTTCAGCACTGCCACTTCCGACAAACTCATCAAATACCTCGTCAAGCACCAGCACTGGAGCCCCCTCGAGATGGTCTCCGTCTGTCTCGAGATCACAACCACCAGAGACATCGCACGTCAGATACTCCGCCACAGAAGTTTTAGCTTCCAGGAGTTCTCCCAGCGTTATGCAGACCCCGTCAAGGAATTGGCTTTTGTTTTACGAGACGCTCGTCTTCAAGACCCACACAATCGACAAAACAGTATAGACATGGATATACAGAACGACGAACATCGTTTCTTAACATATCAATGGGAACAGATGCAGCAGCGTGTAATTAACGAAGCTAAAAACGCCTACACGTGGGCCATCTCAAAGGGAATTGCAAAGGAACAGGCGCGCGCTGTCCTACCTGAGGGGCTGACAGAATCACGTCTTTACATGAACGGAACCTTGCGTTCATGGATCCACTATATACAGCTCCGATCTGCGAATGGTACGCAGAAGGAACACATTGAAATTGCTAAAGCATGTGCCGGTGTCATCGCAGAGATCTTCCCTCTCGCATCGCAATTAGTAGAAAAATAATCACCTGGAGATTTAATGACCGACACATACATGGATATAACTGTAGACTATTCACGCGATTCGCTCTTTGATGAGCTTGGAATCAAACGGCTGAAAGAGTCCTACATGAGGGAAGACGAGACAAGTCCTCAACAACGCTTCGCATTTGTATCAAAACAATTCGGAACACACACCAAGCATGCGCAAAGGCTTTACGATTACGCTAGTAAACATTGGTTGTCTTATTCTACTCCCATTCTTTCTTATGGTCGTAGTGCCCGTGGCCTTCCTATTAGCTGTTTTCTTCCATATCTACACGATAGCTCAGCTGGTTTGGTCGACACTTTATCGGAAGTTAATTGGCTGAGCATGCTCGGCGGAGGAGTTGGAATTGGAATTGGAATCAGATCAGCCGACGATAAGTCCGTTGGCGTTATGCCTCATCTTCGCACTTATGACGCTAGTAGTCTCGCTTATCGTCAAGGCCGCACACGTCGTGGTTCTTACGCTGCTTACCTGGATATCAGCCATCCTGACATTCATCTTTTTCTAGAGATGCGTAAACCAACAGGGGATCCCAACATGCGGGCCCTGAACCTGCACCACGGTATCAACATTCCTGACTCATTCATGCAGCTTATCGAAAACTGTATGAAGGATCCAAATGCAGATGACAAGTGGGAGCTGAAGGATCCTCACAACGGTGAGGTTCGTGAGGTTGTTTCAGCGAAAGAGATTTGGGCAAAGATTCTCGAGTTGAGAATGATGACCGGAGAACCATATCTCCACTTCATTGACACAAGTAACCGTGCAATGCCACAGTTTCAGAAAGATTTAGGATTGAGTATCAAGCAAAGTAATCTTTGCAGCGAGATCATTCTTCCTACTGATAAGAACCGTACTGCGGTTTGCTGTTTGTCTTCTGTTAATTTGGAACACTATGATGATTGGAAAGATCACCCAACTTTTCTTCGGGACGTCGCAGAGATGCTCGATAACGTTCTTGAGCACTTCATTGATAATGCTCCTGACAGCGTATCACGCGCAAAGTTTAGTGCTCAGCGTGAACGCTCTATCGGTGTTGGTGCCCTCGGTTTTCATGCTTACCTCCAAAAACAAAACGTTCCTTTCGAAGGTGTGATTGCAAAGTCTCTTAACAATCAGATCTTTAAACACATAAGGACAAAACTCGATGAAGCAAACATTCAGCTGGGTGGTGAGCGAGGTGAAGCACTCGATGCGCGTGGCACTGGTCGTCGCTTCAGTCATGTTATGGCTGTTGCTCCCAATGCTTCTTCTTCCATCATTATGGGCAATACCAGCCCTAGCATTGAGCCATATCGTGCTAACGCTTATCGTCAGGATACACTATCAGGAGCACATCTTAATAAGAACAAGCACCTAGACATTATCATCCAACAGTATTGCGATACGCCTCCTGAAGACGGTAAGCTTGGAATGGACTATGATGAGATCTGGTCCAGTATCATTGCCAATGACGGATCTGTTCAACATCTAGACTTCCTTGACGATTGGGTTAAGGATGTGTACAAAACATCGATGGAGATTGATCAGCGTTGGATTATCGAGCACGCTGCTGATCGTCAGCAGTATATTGATCAAGCACAGTCACTGAACGTGTTCTTCAGACCTGACAGCGACATTAAGTATATTCATGCCGTTCACTTCCTTGCATGGAAGCTCGGTCTGAAAACGATGTACTACTGCCGAAGCGAGAAGCTAGCCAAGGCAGATAAAGTATCTAAAAAGATCGAACGTGTTATCATGCAGGAGCTTGACCTGAAAGCGGTTGCTGATGGTGATGTCTGCTTGGCTTGTGAAGGCTGACATTGATAGAGATACTCTACACACTAATAGTAACACACATCACTATTGTTTGTGTTACTGTTTTCCTTCATAGAGGGCAAGCTCATAAAGGACTTGTATTCAGCAGTCCTTTACAACACTTTATGCGTCTGTGGTTATGGCTAACGACGGGAATGGTAACCAAGCAATGGGTTGCTGTTCATCGTAAGCATCATAGATTCAGTGACGTTGAGGGAGATCCTCATAGTCCTCATGTGTTTGGGTTAGGTAAAGTTCTTTTCAAAGGAGCGCTGCTGTACCATGAAGCATCGAAAGATAAAGATATGGTTAACACATACGGTGTTGGTACTCCTTCTGATTGGTTGGAGCTTCACGTATACAGTGCTCACTCCAGACTTGGCATTGGTCTTCTCCTTCTGTTCAACATCTGGTTATTCGGTTGGATTGGCGCCGTGATTTGGTTAGTACAGATGGCTTGGATTCCGTTCTGGGCGGCAGGCGTTATTAACGGTGTAGGACACTGGTGGGGCTATAAGAATGGAGATACAAAAGATTGTAGTAGGAATATTAGTCCTATTGGTATTGTTGTTGGTGGTGAAGAACTTCATAATAACCATCACATAGACCCAGCCAATCCCAAACTGAGCCGCAAATCGTTTGAATTTGATATCGGATGGATGTATATTACTATTTTTAATAAACTTGGACTTCTAACAATAAGAGGAATAACAAAATGAAGTTGCTCAAATTTGAAGCTGAATGGTGCATGAGATGCAAACAAGTCGATAAAATATTAGAAACGATGACGTTGCCTTTTCCCATAGAAAGAGTGGATGCTGACCGTGATACTGATACACTACTCGAGTATGGTGTTAGAGGTATACCTCACATGATTCTTCTCGATGAGAATCACAACATAGTGACCCGCATTGGCGGCGTCTTGAATAAACAACAACTAGAAGAAGCATTAAATCTACAATGAGTGCGACACGAAGAAAATTAAAACTGACAGATGAGCGTAACTCGTTTAAGCCGTTCAACTATCCTTGGGCATACGATGCATGGCTGAAGCATGAACAAAGCCATTGGCTCCATACGGAAGTGCCAATGCTTGAGGATGTGAAAGATTGGAAGAACAGACTGACTGATGAGGAGAAGCAATTCCTTACACACATTCTCAGATTCTTTACACAGGGCGATGTGGATGTTGCTGGTGGGTATGTGAAGAATTACCTACCATACTTCCCTCAGCCAGAGATGCGTATGATGTTGACCGGGTTTGCAGCACGTGAAGCATTACACGTCGCTGCCTATTCTCACCTCATCGAAACACTAGGAATGCCCGAGTCGACATACAACGAGTTTCTCGAATATGAAGAGATGAAGGCAAAGCACGACTACTTTCTACAGCTGGCGGGTCAAGATGCTAGTACGATTGCTCAGCAGATTGCAGCTTTCAGTGCGTTTACGGAAGGGATGCAGCTTTTCTCGAGCTTCATCATGCTATTGAACTTCCCCCGTCACGGAAAAATGAGAGGGATGGGACAGATCATTACCTGGTCGATTGTTGATGAGACGATGCACGCCGAGTCAATGATTAAGTTGTTCCGCACATTTATTGAAGAAAACAAGGACATATGGAATGATGAGCTCAAAGGACAAATTTATACAATCGCTGAGAAAATGGTTGAGTTGGAAGAACGCTTCATTGATCTTGCTTTCTCTATGGGTCCTATGGATAACCTATCAAGTGACGATGTTAAGCATTATATCAAATACATTGCTGACAGACGCCTTATCAGTCTTGGGCTCAAGGGTGTCTTTAAGGTAAAGAAGAATCCTTTGCCCTGGGTCGAGGAAATGATTAACGCACCAACCCATACAAACTTTTTTGAAAATAGAGCAACCGACTATGCAAAGGGTGCTCTCTCTGGATCATGGGCAGACGTATGGGCGAAAGCAGCGTAATATTTAAAGACAGCACTGTATACAACCTAGAAGAAAACTTCCCTAGCACTGCACGCAGGGTTGCATTATCAATGTCGGGAGGCGTGGAATCCACGCTTCTTGCCTGCATTCTAGCAGAGCGCTACGGTAAAGATAATGTACTTGTTTTCTCTGGCCAGTATGAGGGTCGGAGATGGTGGGAATCATCACACCCCGCCTTCATCTGTAAACAGCTCGGGATTAATCAACATATCCCTGTTCCTCAAACAAACCACCATATGTCACCGAGTGACAACTGGGCTATGTTTTCAAGAGCAAGGCAGTTGTACAAATTTGATTTGTGGTTTAACGGAACAAACGCAAAGTTATTCTCAGGCCGTAATGTTACAGACAGTGACACGGTTGAACGAATCAAGAAGCAAAGTTATCACGTTCCTTTTGTGTGGTTAGAAAAGTGGCAGACGATCGAGTTGTATTACCTGCTCAAGCAACCACATTTGATACAACTATCCCATTCCTGCACGGAACAACCGCCGGAGCAGGGACACTGCGGTAAGTGTTATTGCTGCCATGAGCGCGCTTGGGGGTTCCACGTGCTCGGAAAGCAAGATCCTACTACATACTGTATACCTCAAGAGCAAGTGATTGCTGAGGCCAAGAAAAATATACAGGAGAAAGTATGATAGAAAACGAACACGACACGACCCCTCATATTTGTTTTGAATGTGATTCAGAGTTTATCGTGCACACACCATATGAATCAGAATTGTCAGTTTCGTTTTGTCCTTATTGTGGAAGCGAAGTAGATCCAGGCGAGGATGAGATTGATGATGATGGTTACGAAGACGATGATAATGATTCGTTAGTGTATAGATGACATGGTTCTATAAGGGCGAGCCTTATGAGCAACCAACAGAAGAGTTTTATGGTTTTGTTTATAAAATAACAAACCTACAAACACAGCGTGCGTACATTGGTAAGAAGTTATTTTGGTTTAAAAAAACAAAGATACTCAAAGGTAAAAAGAAAAGATACCTAGCACCATCTGACTGGAAGACATATTATGGCAGTTCGAAAGAGGTACAGCGTGACGTAGAGAGTCTGAGTGCAGAAGCATTCCGTAGAGACATCATCATGCTTTGTAAAAACAAAGGTGAGTGTTCTTACTACGAAGCTAAAGCACAATTTGAGCATGCTGTTCTCTTGAACCCGGAAATGTATTACAATGACTGGATCATTTGCCGTGTACACAGGAAGCACATACTATGAGAATGCAAAACCGAAACAATTACGTGGTCAAACCAAACGTGTCCTTGGTCAATCGCGTTAATAACGAACGCGTTGATGGTGACCTAATCAATGAAGAAGAGATTGACGGAAGGTCGTTCTATGTCATTCGTGTTGGTCAACGTGTGATGAAACTTGCCAAGGACGCATATACACATAAAAAATTCAGTATGACCCGTTGACTTACACAGGTTAACCGGTTATACTACCCCATCACTTGTGTTTACAAGTGTGTTTTAAAAGACACTATATTCTATGAAAGGAAAGTGAAATGTCTCAAAAATCCCGTCTCGCGCAAGCGTTTATTAGTGGTGCAGAGCTGACTTCTAAGCAGATCC